TACGATTAAATACGTTAGGAAAACAGGCGCAATAGAAGCTACTACTGAAAGCGAAATGGCGGGAATGTTAGACGATGTCGAAATTTAACGTAGAAGTATTGAACGCCGTGATCGACGGAGTTGGTCGCGGCAATACGGTTAAGTTATCTAAGGCTGATGCGGAGAAAGTGGAGAAATTAGGATACGGAAAGATTACGGGAAAAGTGACGGAAAAGAAAGCGCCAGCCAAGACGAAGGCTACTACGAAGTCTAAACCGAAGGCTAAGTCGCAGGCGAAGGTTACTACGAAAGACTCAACGGATAAAACAAACGATAAAAAATAAAGGAGGACGTCGATTTGGCTAAAATAGACGAATTAACCGAAAGATTACTACGTCGATTCAGAGACGTCCCTAACATTGACGAAGATGACGCGAAAGCATGGATCGAGTTGTCGATGAACGAACACGGTTTCGATAGTCAAGTCGATGTACCTCTCGAATATATCTCGATCGTAATGCTGTATGCGGAAGCTGACGCGGCATTTCAGATCGCACTCAAAACGGCTCACTACTTCGAGTACCGCGATAAAGATGAATCGGTAGATAAGACGAAAGTAGCCGATCAATATCGTAAACTAGCAGAAGCGTTGTGGGACCGATATAAGATTAAGAGATCGGAAGGGGTCGGAGATGTTGGCGGCTCTCAATTCCACATAATGCAGAGAGTTGATCGTCCGTGAATCGAAAAGACGTGACTACGCAGGACACATTAGACGAAGAAATGGCGGAGGCGTTCGAAAAGTATCAGCGAATTAACAGACGAGTACAGAACGGAACTATAAACGACGTCGACGCCGCTCGAAAAGAGCTTCTCGATATCCTACACGAATATGCGACTGACGACGGACTTATTCGGAAGTCTAGCGTTCGTAAGCTCTTGCGCCAAATAGAATTCATTGAGGGCGAAATAGAGCGCATTATATATGAACGCGTGGAGGAAGAGATCAACGAAGCTATCGATCGTTCAATAAACAGCACTCTCGTATCTCTCGGCGCACTGGTTGCGGCAGGGGTAATATCGAAGAGGGCGTTAAAGAAGCGAGTAAAAGACGAAATGTTCGGCGACCTAGACGGAGCCAACATCGAAGACCGTCTACGCATTATGGCGGGCGGATATATGGACGCAATCAAATCCGATATCAGACGCGGAGTTTATCGCGGAGACTCTATCTACGTAATCAATCGCAGACTAAAGCGTACTTTCGAAAAGAACGAATGGCTTATACGTCGCGTGATTATGACGGAGGGTCTTAATGCATACCGCAAAACTATCGGATATATGGCGACAGACCTAAAGGAAAAAGGCGTAATATTCGCCGTTAAGATAATCGATAATCGCGGACGTCATCCGAGACACGAGACGCACGAATGCTACAAATTGGCGGAGCGAAATCAATACGGATGGGGTAAAGGTGTATACAGACCGGAAGACGAGTTTATATACGACCCACATCCGCAATGTACGGCATATTTTACGTTTGTAATCGACAGACCCGATAAGGTACAACGGAGGAGGTAATGATGCGTAATGTTCACAAAGGCTGACGCTGAATGGGTGCGAAGTAATCGGAAGGAAATCACGGCCAACCGAACTATGCCGATAATTCTTATTGGCGAAGAAGAGGTCGGAAGGCATCCGATAACAGACGAACCCGAGACGAAGACAGTCGAAAAGGAAAGTAAGGCGATCGTTACGGAACTATCCTCCGCCTTTAAAACGGACATATCTTTCGCAGAAGGTATCGAAGTAGAAAAAGGCGATATATGGGTCGTGGTCGATTTAGACGATATGCATTTAGACGCAAAAGATGTCGTTGATATCGAATACCGGAACGAACGCTATAAAGTTCTTGCGGCAGATACGCAAGGATTGGGAGAGCTCAACCGCGTCATTATCGTAGGAAGGAAGGTGAGCTAGTTGGCGAAAAAAGGTATCGTAATGGACGTTAAACGGTCTTATTACCGCAAGATGGACGACGACACTGCCGAAAGGGATGCCGACTTAATAGCTCGGGACTCCTTACGATCTATCGGCGTGGAAGCTCAATCAAAGGCGCCTGTCGATACGGGATTATTGAGGGCGACACTTATTACGGGTATTAAGCGGAATCCGGATAAGCCGACTGGCTCGTGGATTATGAAGCAAGAAACGGATTATACTCTACGGCAGGAAATCGAACATAAGACGAAAAGTGGCTTTATCCAATCTTCGGCTATTAACGGAAGAGCGGAGTTTCACGAACGCATGAGAGAGCGCTTTAAGAATCAGAGGAGGACGCAGATATGACAGGTGCAGTTATCGGTCAGCTAGGCGTCAGTTACTCCCTCGAAGAATTCATCGAAACTAGAGCGGGATTCGACGTCAAGATTCATTACGACGGAATAGAGCTTCCGGTCGGAGAGAATTACGTCTACCTAAAACCTATGACGACACCTATACGGACTCTTTCGAAAGGTAGGGAGACAGTTCTCTCGGAACATACGGTGAACGTCCATATAAAGGCGCAATCACTGGCGGACAGATCGGTGATGGAATCAACTCTGACGGAACTATTTATGTTCGAAGAGATGCCGATATATGACAGTTACGGCGATTATACCGGTATAAAAACGCCGATAGAGATCGTAAATATAATTCCGCTATATCCGGAAGAGATATCCGAAGAATCACACAGAAACGAATTAATAATAACGGTCGAGGTAATTCTCGGCAATAACAAATACGGGAGGAATGGAACGTGAAAGAATATAAAGGCGATGAGTTTCTATACCTGGTCGAAGTTGAAGACGAAGATGGGACGAAGGATAGACGCTTTTTTAACCAAACAGACGGCTCTAGCACGATCGATGCCGATTCTATCGACTTAGATACGAAAGACCGTACGGGGTCGGACTACGGCTCTATTACGGAATCAGTGTCGTTAGAGGGCGTCCTAACGGAAGGTGATCCGGCTGTTAAGTACGTTAAGAAGCAATTACGCAAGAAAAGACTCGTCAAGATTACGGAAGTTAATACGCGTACTCTCGACACAGAATCGGGCGATTATATGATTAGTTCGTTCGAAAAGACGAGTACGAACGGAGACTTTGCGACTTATTCTCTTGATGCGGAACTTAACGGAGATATCAAGGAAGGTAAGTTAGACGAAGTACCGGAAGGCGCAGGCGGGGAAGACGACGACGGAGACGGTGGCGTTGAAGGTTAATAAGAGATGAGATCGGTAGAATGGGTCTTAGTAGTAGTTAGCAAGCGGAGTTATACCGCTGGAGGGCGGGCATCCGTCCTCTTTTTTATTACTTAAAAAGGGGATTATGATATGGAGACTTTTGTTATTAATGACCAAGAACACGAATTGAAACTTACGCTAAAGAGCGTTAAATACTTAAACGGACTACATGACGGAGGAGCTTTTATACTTCTTCAACGGGTTATTACTGGTGATATCGATACTTACGTAGATGTCGTGTTTGCGGGATTAATGCATACCGGAAAAGGGTTCTCCCGTAAAACCATCGAAAAGGCGATCGACAAGGCTATCGAGAACGAAGAGTTGGATTTAGACGGAATCAACAAGACGATGTACCACGTCGTAGCTGATAGTTTTTTCTACCGGGGGACGATCGAGAAGATGTTCGAGGGGGACGAACAAGCGAGGGAGGACTTGAAGACGCTGATGGCGTAGAGTCCGACGAAGAAGACAGCGGAAGCAATTTCGATATTGACGAATATATCAAGTACGGCTGGCGCTATCTCGGGATACTTCCCGAAGACATGCTTAATCTTACGCACCGGGAATTCTATCTGTTAAGCGATATTCACATCGAAAAGGTACACGACGATAACGAAAGATACGCAATGCAGTCGATAATGAACGCCGCGGCATCCCGAGGAAAAGGAAAGAACGGAAAAATGTTTAGCGTCAAAGAACTGTACGACCGGGATTCTGCGTTAGAAGAAGAAAGGAACAGCGAAGATATCGAAGAGGAGCAGATGCATACACAAGAGTGGCTGTCACAATTCGATCTGAACAAATTATAAGAAGGAAAGGAGGGCGAATAAATGGCATTAGGAGATATTCTAGTAAAGGTAGACGCGGACGTAGCCGGTTATACGCGGAAGATGAAAGAGGCCGGTTCCCGTGTCGAACGTATGGGCCATCAAGTAAGTCAAGCTAACGCGAAAGTAGAACAACAATCGGATAGGATGACGAGAGCCGAACGCAAGATGCGGGATTATGGCGACTCTGTATCTGAAACAGCGGCCGCAATATCCGGTATATCTTTCGCGGCATTTGCCGGGTTGACCGGGGTTATAGCAACGCTGACGACTAGGGCGAGTCAATTCGAAGACGCTTTCGTACAGGTACAGAAGACAGTCGGAGGAACTGACGTACAGTTCGCGGAACTAGAGAAAGAAATACGGAATATGTCGAAAACAATGCCGAAGACTACGGAAGAAATATCCGAAGTAGCGGCGGCGGCCGGACGTCTCGGTGTTAAGCGTGAAGATATCTCGGAGTTTACGCGAGTTATGATGATGATGGGCGATGCGTCTAACTTATCGGCTTCGGAGGCGGCAGATTCGTTAGCGCGGTTCATGAACATTATGGGTACGTCTAATGACGATGTAGAGCGTCTAGGTTCGTCTATTACGCACTTAGGTAACAATGCGGCTACTTCCGAGAAAGAAATCGTAGAAATGTCGCAAAGGATCGCAGGTGCGGCGGCACAGGCGAACATGTCCGAAACAGACGTACTAGCATTCGCGGCAACTATGTCCGAACTAGGTATCCGATCAGAAGCCGGGGGTTCCGCGTTATCGCGAGTTATCCTCGAAATGAACTCCGCCGTTAAAGGCGGTGGAGAAGAACTCGAAGGATTTGCCGAAATAGCGGGGATGTCAGCCGATCAATTTGCGCAGGCATTCGAACGAGACGCGGCAGGAGCCACAGCGCAGTTTATCGAAGGATTGAACGGTATTAGTAAGAGCGGCGGAGACGTTGCTGGGGCG